ACAAGTAACAGTTTCTCGAACAACTCAGGAATTCTTTTTATATAACGATAAAGGATTTGTAGGATATCCCGGAGGCAGTCCTACAGCTGCTGGCCAAGATCAAGGAGTCAAAATAGCGAAGGACTCAGTACTTCATTGTACGTCAGGAGTAATGAGTGAAGACAATAGACTTGTTCTGTCTCATCTTCACAAAGCAATTAAGCCTCTTAACCAACTACGTATATTAGAAGACGCAACGGTCATCTACCGGATAGCAAGAGCACCAGAAAGGCGGATCTTCTATATCGATGTTGGTAATTTGCCCAAGATGAAAGCAGAGCAATACCTCAGAGATATGATGGTCAAACATAAGAACCGTCTGATCTACGATGCTGCTACTGGTGAAATCAGAGACGATCGTAAATTTATGACGATGCTTGAGGACTTTTGGTTGCCAAGACGAGAAGGTGGTCGTGGTACAGAAATCACAACACTGCCGGGCGGTCAAAATCTTGGGGAGATGGATGACGTTTTATATTTCCAAAAGAAAATGTACAAGTCTTTGAATGTCCCAGTATCTAGATTAGAGCCTGAAACAGGCATGACGTTAGGACGTGCAACGGAAATTAATAGAGACGAAGTCAAGTTTCAAAAGTTTATTCAAAGGTTACGTATGCGATTTTCAATGTTGTTTGAAGCAGCATTACAAACGCAAATGGTCCTTAAAGGACACCTCACGCTCGAAGAGTATAAATCTATTGCAAGAAATATAACATATGATTTCAAAACAGATAACTACTTTACAGAGCTTAAAGAGAATGAAATACTTAATGAGCGTATCAATACATTAAATAATATTGATAATTATACAGGTAAATATTTCTCGCAAGATTGGGTGGCACGTAACGTACTTAAAATGGCTGATGATGAAATTAATCGGATGGCAGATGAAATGAAGGTTGAAGCTGATGCTCAAACAGAAATGGACGCTGCATTAGCTGATCCGGCGGATGGAAGCAACAATATTGACGGGACAAAAGGTCCCCCAAACGATTGATAAATATAAATAAATGGAGATAAACTATGGCTGAGCCCGAGGAATATACAGTAAAAGACATGGTAGATACTGCCATTAAAGGTGAACCAGGTAAGTTTGCAGACTATTTTTCTGGAGTAATGGTTGACAGAGTAAACGATAGAGTCGATCAGATACGACAGGCAGTAGCTGCTAAATTAGGTGGAGAGGATCCAACAAGTAACCCAGCAATGGAATTGGGTCCCGAAGAACAGGGCGATGAAGCCGAAACTGAACTAGAAGACGAGGAGCATTCAGATGCCGAAGAGACTGAAGGAACTGACAGAGAGGACTAAGATTGATATTGTCCCCACTCCTGGTCAAGGCCAAGGTAAGATGGACACGTATATCAATCCTGCAGCTCCTGGAGAAAAAGCCTTTAAGGACAAGCACGTTGTTCAAAAGACTGATTATCCAGTAACACAAAAGAGCGGTAGCAATGACGACATCTTCTCTGGTGCAAAGCAAACTAGAAAGAAAAGATTAGCTGACAATGATCAAGAGTCTGCAGAAGCAGCATATGAAGATGTAGATCAAGAGAAGCGTGAAGATATTGTCAAAGGTATGAAAAAGAACAAAGCTGACTTCGTAGAAAGATATGGTAAAGATGCGAAGTCTGTAATGTATGCAACAGCAACCAAAATGGCTAAAGAAGAAGTTGAAGAAGAGATAGATGAAGATGAAGAGATCATCAACATTCTTGAACTCGACGATGGATCTGAAATTGAAATTGATGAAGAAACAATGCTTGCAATCGAAGAAGTGTTTGAAGACTTAGAGCCAGATCATCAAGATCAATTTGAAGCTTTGTTTACTGAAAATAGACAAACCCATTCAACATTAATTGATTGGGTGAGGAGTGTTCAGTAATGGCGTTTGCAACTAGAACTCTAAGAGATACAAAGTCTACATGTACAATTGTTGTTGATATTGACAACGATTCTGCTACCAATCTTATTTTAGATGGATCTGGACTTGGTTCATTTGCTAATGGTGCTAAAGTTGACATCAGAAAAATCTGGTGGGGACTGACTCAAGGCACAGCAGCAGGTAATACTGGTGATGTTGAAATTGAGTTCAAAGGATCGTCTTCAGATACACATGCTATTAGATTAGCTGGTTCTGGACATTATGATGGTACAGCTGGATTAATTGAAGGAAACGCAACAAATACTACAGCAACATCTGCTGATGTAGAAGCTGTTACAAGAGGTACTTCCGGCTTCCTCATTATCGAATTTAAGAAAAGAGATGGAGGTTGGACAGGCTAATGAAACTCGTAACTGAACTTGTCGAGCATGTTGACGTAAGAGTCCAGATCGACGAAGAAACAAAACAAAAGAGTCACTTCATAGAAGGTGTATTCTTACAGAGTGAATTAAAGAATCGAAATGGTCGTATGTATCCAGCTGCAACTATGGCAAAAGAAGTTGCACGTTACAATAACGAATACATCTCAAAGAATAGAGCATATGGTGAGCTCGGTCATCCTAATGGACCGACAATTAATCTTGAAAGAGTCTCCCATATGATTAAAGGATTGCACCAAGAAGGTAATAACTGGATTGGTAAAGCAAAAGTATTAGATACCCCATACGGTAATATTGTTAAAAACTTAATCGATGAAGGAGCACAACTAGGTGTTTCTAGTCGAGGTATGGGAACTCTAAGGCAGAAAGCAGATTGTCAAGTAGTACAAGACGACTTTATGCTTTCGACTGCAGCAGATATTGTTGCAGATCCTTCTGCACCTCAAGCCTTTGTTAATGGAGTGATGGAGGGTGTTGATTGGGTTTATGATGCCGCTACTGGTCATTTTACTCAACAAGTTATTGAGCAGACCAAGGAGCTAGGTGACAAAGATGTAAAGAAATTACAGGAAAATGCTTTAAAACTTTTCGATAAATTCTTAAAATCTTTGTAAAAGTCCAATTATTATAAATAAATTAAGTTGATTAATTCAAAGGAGTCAATGATGGCAAAAGAAGAACTAGAGCAGATTGAAGATGAAGATCTTCATGAAGCCGAAGTAGAAGATGAAGACGATCTTCTTGAAGCCACTGACGACGAGGAAACAGAAGAAGAACTTGTTGAGTTCCAGGCATCCGGTGAGGCGTCTAGTGTGCCCGATCCTATTGAAACTGGCTCGTCTCGTCGCAAGGCTGATAAAACTAATGCTATGCCAATGCAAAAGCTCGGTAAGACTGGGGTTATTGCCCAGGTTGTCGATGCGATGGCAGGAATGACACCTGGCCAGGCCGGTAAGGTCTATAAAGGTATCACGAGTGATGCAGGTAATAAATCTTCCATTAAGGCTAAAGAAAATCCTGGTGGAAAAGTAAAGCTGCACACAATGGCTAATATTAAAGTTAAAGAAGATCTCGAATCATTGTTCGGCGATCAAGAATCTCTCACAGAAGATTTTTTTGATAAAGCGGCTACAATTTTTGAAGCTGCACTAAATGTAAAAGCTACTATTGTTGAAGAAGCTCTAAAGGAAGAGTTTGATAGACAATTAGCAGAAGCTACAGAACAACTCGAAGAAGAATACGAAAAGAAAATCGACGATTATCTCAACTATGTTGCTGATACATGGATGGAAGAGAATGAGATTGCTATCGAGTCTGCTTTGAAAGTAGAGATGGCAGAGAATTTCTTGACTGGACTTCAGCAAATGTTTGTTGAAAATCATATCGAGATTCCAGAAGATAAAGCCGATCACTTTGGTGAAATGGAAGCCAAGATTGATGAGCTCGAAGAGCAACTCAATAAAGAGATCGACGAAAAAATTGCACTCACTGGTGCGATAAAGGATCAAAACGTTAATATCGCTTTCCATGAGAAGTCTACAGGACTTACTCTAAAGCAGAAAGATGAGTTTAGCGATTTGGTAGAAGGCCTTGAATATGATAATATTGAAGATTGCAACCAAAAAATGGATGTAATACTTGAAACTTATTTCAATAAACCAGCCGCTACGGACACTGCTGTTGACGAAAGTGAACCAGTTGACGTTGATGTGGAAGGTGCAGTAGAACGCTCTGACCCATCGATGGCTGCTTATGCTCAGGCTATTTCGAGAACCCTTAGATCATAAATAATAAAGATATCCAAAGGAGATACATATGTTAAATGAAGATCTAATGCAGAAGTGGCAGCCAATTATTGAGCATCCTGACCTCGACAAGATTGGGGATGTTCATAAGCGCAACGTCACTGCTGTTATGCTAGAAAACACCGAGAATGCTCTTCGTGAGTCTGCGGCTTTCAGTCCGCAGAGCTTGCTCGAAGCTGCTCCAGAAAACGCCATGGGTGCTTCGTCATCCACAGCTGGCGATGGTAACATTGACATCTACGACCCAGTTTTGATTAGCTTGGTTCGTCGTGCGATGCCAAACCTTGTTGCATATGACATTATGGGTGTTCAGCCCATGACAGGCCCAACCGGCTTGATCTTTGCAATGCGGTCACGTTATGCTTCGCAAACTGGTACGGAGACATTCTATAACGAAGTCAACACCGGCTTCTCCATGGACAAAGACAGCTCGACCAACACAAACGTTGGTGGTGCTGATCAGAACCTTGGTACATTCGTCGGTAATGGCTATCTTAACAGTTCCGCTTCTAACATCGAACTGTACAACTATGCTGCTGGCATGACCACAGCTCAAGCTGAGCGCTTGGGTGATGGTGCCGGTAACGCCTTCCCAGAAATGGCATTCAGCATTGAGAAAATTGCTGTGACTGCAAAGTCAAGAGCGCTCAAAGCTGAGTACACAATGGAATTGGCACAGGACCTGAAAGCTATTCATGGTCTCGATGCTGAGTCCGAGCTGGCCAACATTCTTTCTACTGAAATCCTTGCGGAGATCAACAGAGAGATGGTCCGTAATGTGAACGTCATTGCTAAAGTGGGTGCACAGGACGATACAACTACAGCTGGTAAATTTGACCTTGACACCGACTCAAACGGTCGTTGGATGGTTGAAAAGTTCAAAGGCCTTATGTTCCAAATCGAGAGAGAGGCAAACAGTATTGCCAAAGGTACTCGTAGGGGCAAAGGAAACATCCTCCTCTGTTCTTCGGATGTTGCATCCGCATTGCAGATGGCTGGTGTCCTTGACTATACTCCTGCTCTCAATTCTAACAACTTGCAAGTTGATGACACAGGCAACACATTTGCTGGTGTTCTCAATGGTCGCATTCGTGTGTACATCGATCCTTATACAACAGGCAACTATATGACTGTTGGTTATAAGGGTTCTAGTGCATTTGACGCTGGCGTGTTCTACTGCCCATACGTTCCTCTACAGATGGTTCGTGCGGTTGGTGAAGACACCTTCCAGCCGAAAATCGGATTCAAGACTCGTTATGGAGTCATCGAGAATCCGTTTGCTAGAGGTACTAATGCAATCGCTGCTGCTGGCACAATCACTGCAGACTCGAATGAGTACTACAGAAAGATTATTGTCAACAACATCATGTAAGAGTTGGGACAACCAACCTGAATTAAGAGGGGGCTTTTGGCCCCCTCTTTTTTTGTATAAATAGATACATGATAATAAAAAAAGACGTTACAGTACAAATTTATTATTGGATGCCTGATTATCAGGATATACTCCAGGAGTTTGTTTGGCAAACTAAAGACATCGTGCCAGAGATTCCAAGAGTACATAAGTTTTTAAATTTTTGGCATGCTGAGATTGAAGCAGTTATTAATGAAGTTAATGTTGTACATTCAGATGGAGCATCGTACAGGAGAATAGATTGGCTTTACCAAAAGGGGCAATAAACACTCAGCCAGATAATGTAAACTTTTTATCCCCTTTAGGATATAGGTTTTCGATTAGAAAGTTACCGCATGTGAACTACTTTGTTCAAACGGCTAACATTCCTAACGTGCAGCTTGGTGTTGCAGAATTACCAGGACCATTTGTAAATCATCCAATTGCAGGTGACCATTTAGTATACAGTGAGTTTGAATTGAACTTTAAAATTGATGAAGACATGCAAAATTATGTTGAGCTATATAACTGGATGACAGAACTTGGTTTTCCAGAATCCTTCTCTCAAGCAAAACATATATATGATAAGCAAGATAAGATAACAGCTGTTGACTCTATGGGCGAGGGGCCGTATAGTGATGGTACATTAACAATATTGAATAGTGCTATGAGGCCATCTTTGAGTGTTACTTTTGAACAATGCTTTCCAATTGCATTAAGTGATATAACATTTTCAACAACAGGTGGTAGTGTAGATTACTTAGAATGTACTTGTTCGTTTAGATATAGTTTATTCAAAATTACAAGAATATCTTCAGGAGGAAACACAGATACAGCGGAAGCACCTGTATTGAACTCTACTAGATAAAAGAGGTTTTATAATGAAATATACGGATCCTAAAGTGGCAGATAATGTCCTTAATCCCCAACTTATTGCACGAATAAACAGAGACTACATGACCTACTTTCAGCCTGGCTGGAAATCAACTTCTAGGGCTGATGAAAGTGGTCACAATCAATACAATGTTCTTGGCGACACAAAACACATTAACATTGATTGGTTAAGATTTCCTCATATTAGAGAAACATTAAGTCCTCTTAGTGAGGCATTTGATATCGTACAACAAGTTATTGGTGAACCAAGAGCACTAATCAGAGCTTATACAAAATCATACAATTATGGTCAAGATGCATATCAACATCGTGATATTGCTGGTGATCGGTTTGTTACTGAAGATGGAAAAAGACGATCAGAACTTGATGAAGCCATACCTGGTTTTGAAACAGCTATCATTTATTTAACAAAAGACTGGCAACCAGATTGGTATGGAAGTACTTTATTGTATACAGATGATGATGAAATTGATGCAGCTATTATGCCAAAGTTTAATAGATGTGCTGTTTTTGATAGTGCTCAAAAACACTCAACGTCTCCATTGTCACGTATATGTATGGTACCTAAAAAAATAATGGTGTTCAATACAATGCCATTGTGGCAACCTGATCAAGGTGTTGATCATTTAATTATGTATTTGAGAGATTTTCCTCATGGTAATAAATATGGAGGATTGTTGGAACACTTAACAAGCTGTTTTACTTTTTGTTGTTCAAGAAATTTTTCAAGAAACGTTTCTTTAGCATCTCTCTGGCATAATGTTTACGGAACAGCATTCTATAATGAACATAAAGATGTTCGACAATATTTTACAAGAGAAATTGTTAGAGGTTTTATTGGTCCTGTAGCTGAAGAATTAGTTCATGAGTATTGTTCTTTTGGAAAAGATCGTACAAAAAAGATTCTAGAATCTGGTAAGCCTGATTTAATTAAAATAGAGCTAGCTAATCTTCAAGATCAAAATGTTGATGGAAGATATAATCAAGAATGCATTGACCTAACCAGGCTTATCATAGATGATTATAATGCATGTCGGCAATCCGCAATTGCTGATGAATGGATTGAAAGACTTGAAGGAACATATATCCCAAATAGGAACCAATGACAGCTTTAGATGATTACTTTGATTTGTGGGCTGAAGATAGTAAGATAGATAGAACTGAGCTGGGAGAAGAATCGATCAAGATTCCACAGCTTCACCACAAATACTATAAGATGTATAGCTTAGAAAGGTTGAACCTTGTTAAGCTACAAGAGGAAATGAAAATACTCAAGAAAGATAAAGTTGAGTACTATACTGGTACTATGGCAGAAGAGGATCTTAAAGAAAGAGGATGGCAACCTAACCCTCTAAGAATTCTTAAAACTGATATACCAGTACACATGGAAGCAGACAAAGATTTCGTTGATCTTAATCTAAAAATAGCCTATAATAAAGAAAAAGTTGAATTCTTAGAAGCAGTTGTAAAAACATTGAACATAAGAAGTTATCAGATCAACAATGCAATCAACTGGGAGAAGTTTAAGGTAGGTGTCTAATGTATGTAATAGTGTTACTTATGTTTGTAGCTTTAGGTGCTGAAAGAGATGCACTAGAAGTATCACACAAGGATGGCAAACTTCTAGAGTTTTATACATATGAAGAATGTTATGATCATGTTGTAAAGAATATTGATGATCTAAAAGAGTTCGCAAAGTCTGAATTTGATGGAGCACCTATCAAGAAAATACTTTGTGTGCAGAAGTATTAATGATTGAAATTCTTTACCTAGACGATGTTCATTGCAAGGTAGAATGTGATTCGTCAACAGCTCAAGAGCTGTCTGACTTTTTTACGTTTGAAGTACCTGGTGCAAGATTTATGCCAACTGTACGAAACAAAGTATGGGATGGTAAGATAAGATTGTTCAATGCAGTTACAAGAACAACTTATGCAGGTCTAGTTAATTATATTGTTGACTTTGCAAAGGTAAGGAACTATGATTGTATAGTTGAAAGTAAGTTAGCATCAGGTGTGTCTTTTAGTAATGAAGATGTTGACGATCTTGCTCAAAGTGTAGGATTAACACTAGAGCCAAGAGATTACCAGAAGCGGGCTATTGCTCATGCAATAAGTAACAAACGTTGTCTCCTTCTTTCCCCTACCGCTTCTGGTAAATCTCTTGTCATATATATGTTAGCAAGATACTATCCAGGAAAAAAACTAATAGTAGTACCTACAACATCACTCGTACATCAAATGGCTTCAGATTTTTCTGAGTACGGTTACGAAGTTGAAGTTCAGAAAATTACTGCCGGTGCAACAAAGGAGATAACGAATGAAATTACTGTCACAACTTGGCAATCTATTTACAAAATGCAACGCAAGTGGTTCGATCAATTCTCTGTTGTTATCGGAGATGAGGCCCATTTGTTCAAAGCAAAGTCACTCACAAGTATCATGTCTAAACTTAACAACACACCATACAGATTTGGGTTTACTGGTACACTCGACGGATCTCAAACGCATCGATTAGTACTTGAAGGTCTATTTGGACCTGTTGAGAGAGTTACAACAACATCTGATCTAATAAAAAATGAGTATCTATCAAACTTAAAGATAAATATTTGTATATTAGGCCATACTGATAAAAATAAACAGAGTATGGCTAGAGCTAACTATAGAGATGAAATTGATTACATAGTTGGTAATGCAGCAAGAAATGATTTTTTGATTAACTTATGTAACGAATTGAAAGGCAACTCATTACTTTTGTATGCTCTTGTAGAGAAACATGGTAAGCCTTTATACGATCTTGCTCAACAACTAGACCGGCCGGTCTTTTTTGTACATGGAGGTGTTTCTGGAGAAGATAGAGATCAAATAAGAGGAATTGTTGAGAAAGAAAACAAAGCACTCATTATTGCCTCGTATGGCACTTTTAGCACTGGCGTTAACATCAGGCGTATTTCAAACGTCGTGTTTGCATCCCCAAGCAAAAGTAAAATTCGAGTTCTGCAAAGTATCGGGCGTGGTCTGCGGACAGCTGAGGATAAAGATTCCGTTAGATTATTTGATGTAGTAGATGATCTAAGAAAAGGAAAATGGATTAACTTCACGCTCAGGCATTACACAGAAAGACTAAAGATTTATAACGATGAGCAATTCCCATATAAAATACACAGTTACAAACTAAAGGAATAATCCTATGGAAGGTTTTTACGGTTTGCTAAAATTAACTACAGGAGAAGAGTTAATCGCAAAAGTAGTTAGTGACGATGGAGGCAACTATCTTATTGAGGATCCGGTGCAGATGTTTCGAAACGTTGCACCTAATGGAATGACATGGATTCAATGTTCACATTGGCTTTTGTTTAACAAATCAAGTTTGGTAAACATAAGAAAGGAACATGTCCTTGCCATTGTTGAAGATTTAAATGCAAATGTTATTATAAACTACAAGACTTTTTTAGAAGCTGGATATGCGGAGCATAATATGAAAGAACAAATGGAACGTAATCAAAAAAAAGATGATAATGACATAGATGCCCGAAGAGCAATTAGTAATCATATGATTGCTAATAATAGTGTGCATTAATGGCTAAGGCAAAAAAAGCACATTACGTTGATAATAAGCAGCTTTATGCAGTTATGATCGAATTTAAAAAGTCTGTTGACGAAGCGGATGCAATGGGCGATGATAGACCTCAAGTACCAGACTATGTGGGTAGGTGTCTATTACAAATTGCAAACCGGTTGGCTACCAAGCCCAACTTTGCTAACTATACGTTCAAGGATGATATGATAAGTGATGGGATTGAGAATTGTGTAAGTTATATCCATAACTTTAATCCCGAAAAGTCAAACAATCCTTTCGCATATTTTACACAGATTATCTACTATGCATTTCTTAGAAGAATACAGAAAGAAAAGAAGCAATTGTACATTAAACATAAGTCGCTAGAGAGATCAGTGGTCTTTGATCAAGGTGAAGATTTTGGTCAAAAGGCACAGAATATTACTAGTGATTATATGAATGACTTTGTAGAAAACTTTGAACGTAAAGAACAAAAAGCTAAGAAAAAACGTCAGACAGCAAAAGGCGTAGAGCGATTCTATTAGGAGTTTACAATGCCAAAAGAAAATTTTCATATCCCAGCCCAGGTAGTGAGTTGGGTACAAGAAGTACGTAACACTAATGTTCCTGTATGGATTAGAGATAATTATGCTATGAAGCTAGAAGAAGTTAGTGCTTTAATCGAAGCCGAGATTAAAAAGTTTAACAAGGACAAAATTAAAACTGAGCGTAGAAAACGTAAATGAAGATCGCTTTAGTAACTGATTTGCACTTTGGAGCTCGTAATGACCATCAGAAGGTTGCTGCGTTCCAAAAGAAGTTTTATGATGAAGTATTCTTTCCTTATATTGATGAGCATGGTATTAAGTGTGTCTTTGATCTAGGTGATACATTTGATCGTCGTAAGTTTATATCTTACACGTCACTCAAAGCAGCAAAGGAAATGTTTTTTGAGCCTCTAAAGCAAAGAGGTATCGAAACACATATCATTGTTGGTAACCACGACATTACGTATAAGAATACTCTTGAGGTCAATAGCATTGATTTGCTACTTGATGGCTATGAAAACATTAAAGAGTATACTAATGCAGAAGTTGTAGAAAAAGATGGTTGTCAGATTTTGTTTGTTCCTTGGATATGTAAAGACAATGCAGATGAAACATTTCAAACAATTGAAACAACCAAAGCACAAATTTGTATGGGTCACTTAGAACTCTCAGGTTTTGAAATGTACAAAGGTATGCCATCATATGATGGCCACGACTCAAGACAGTTTCAGAAGTTTGACATAGTGTATAGTGGCCACTACCATCATAAGAGTACTGTTGGTAATGTAACATACTTAGGCACAGCATATGAAATGACTTGGTCATGCTTT